CACGTATGGCTTCACAAGCACTGCACGGCCAAGGGGCTTCAGGCCGGATTCATTGGGAATTTCATTCACTTTGCATTTCCTCGTATTCAAGTTCAATGATTTCGTTGTAACCAGCGAGCTTGCCGAGCATTCCCGCGTGGTCGAGTTGGTTGTTCAAGAAGGCACCGTTAGACCATGCCCGCTGGGCTTCCAGCAGCTGGCCCTGCAGGTGCTTGAGGACCGCCCGCGTTACCGGGTGGTGCCGCCATTCTTGGTACTGCTCCTTGCTTATCTCCAGATCCATTTTCCATGCCTTTCATCAATAACTCCATATAGCCTCTCCGACTTTCATCCATCGCCTTGAGGGCGCCGATTTGAGCTTCGAAAGCTTTGACTTGGCCTGCCGCTTGGGCCGACCCGATTTGCGAGACGATCTCGGCAATTTGTGCCCGGATCAACTCGACTTCAGCCATTTCACGTTGTGAAGCAGCTTCCATTTCTACCATCATCTGCAAGAGACGAGCTTTGTGATCAGCTTCTTGCAACTTCATCTTGTGCTCGCCCTTCAGGTTCTCAAGCATGACCTTTGGATGCGGGGGCTGTTGAACCTTGTCACTGCCTGGGAACAGGGTATCGATCGACTCCACGCGCATGGCGCGAAGTACCATCCGCTCGACCGCGTCTTTGTTGTATCCGGGAGTGCTAGCTGCGAACTGCTTGACCATGATGGCTTGCTGGGCCCGATGTCCATCCGAAGACAAGTGGGGATCCGCACCAGGACGAATCGCCGCCTCGTTCAATTGGAAATCGTTCCTGCGAACCCAGCCCGACTCCGACCCATATTGTAGAACAGTAACCGGTGTATGCTTGCGGTTCAGCAAGTACATCTTTTGAAATTCTTCTTTGAATGCCCGCCAAACCCGCTTGAAGATCGCAGAATTGATCTTCGCTCCCTGCTCTGCCATCAACTGTGAAGTCTGCGCCGGGGTGTTCTGTCCTGGGTTCTCTCCAACCATGATGTCCGTCGAACCACTGATGCGGTTCGTGTAGTCAATCAGGAGAGAAAGGAGATTGAATAGGGTGCTAGAGGGTTCACGGACTGGGAAAGGGAAAACACCTTTTGCCAAGTCTTCGCCGGTCGAGTCCACGCGCTGCCACCCGAAGGGGCGGAATGAGTACTCGCCACCTCGAATTTTGACTCCTCGCCCGAGGAACCCGCCTGAAGTCGTCGCGAGCGTACCCGCGTCGATGAGCTGGTTGAGAATCGAATCGACGGCATGATTGGTAGGTCCCAGTAGAACACCAAACCCAATGTCGTAAATAGCTCCATCAGGCGACGGAATAAACGGAATCTTGGTGAACCATTGCGTTTCTTTGACTCGCACGATACGGCTTGAGGGACCGCCGACACGCAAGACATCATCTGGCTCGAAATTCGCCACGACACGACAGACTTCGCCTGAAGTCTCTTCTACCGTAACGATGTAGGGTTCAGCGTACCCGTCACCGTCCAGATCCATGCGAACATGCTGTTCAAGGATCTGGAAAGGTGTAGTGAAATCACTGGTCGCTGGAGCCGACAGACCGGTACGCTTGTCTTGATTTGTGACCGAGTTTGTCTGGCTGGCTTTTGGCTGGCCGTTGAACCACTGAGTTTCGGTAACGTCGTGCCACACCCCGGAAGTGCACTTCTCGTAAATATCATTACGGTACATCGGGATGACATGCGTCTTGCGCTGTGCTGTCGAAACCGACTTTGCGTAGTAATTGATCACGAAATCTCTGGCCGACACGAGTTCAGAGATATTTCGGCCTTCAAGCGCGGAGTGGTACGTCTTCTTGAACGCACACCCAACGATCGGCACTTGGAGGAGACTTCGGTCGGCTTCTTCTTCCCAATCCGGTGACTCTTCCAAAAGCTGATAGCTCATGTAAGATGCGACACGATCCGCTGATTGGCGCAGTTGGCCATCAGGATCGGGACCGTTGATGTTCATCTTGACGATGTCGGGACCCTGGATCAGCATTGGGTAAGCCCGGCTGTGCCACTGGATCGCGGCAATCGTGACGAGCGGGAACTTGACATTTGAAGCGCCCGGCCAAGGGAACGTTTTCTCCTCCGCGAGTTGAAGCGCGAGATTGAGGGCGAGTTCGTTCCGCTTCTCCCACTTGCTCCGGGAGTCCTTGTCGATCTTGTACCCTTCGACAACGGCGTGACCGATCTTTTCCAGATCGCGCTCGTTGAAGCGATCGCACAGATTCGGTGAATTAATCACCGCTTCAGTGAGCGTAATGGGCTTTTCGAGGTCAATCATGGTGATGCCGGAATGATTGCAAGTAGGTACGTGACCACGAGCTGGTAGTTGTTAGGGCTGCTGGTGCCCGTGACAACTACTTGATAGATGACGCCAGGCAGCCCGCCACTTTCATGGATGAGCTGCTGCGTTGGCGTGTAGTACGTTGCGTAAAAAGCGGGAGGCGACGGATCGATCCCACTGTAAACGCTAACGGCAACTGACGCAGGAGAACTGATAAATGAATCAGTCCCGTCCTGCGGGTAGAAAAGTGCGGAGAAGTCTACAGACGTGACCCGAACCTCGGTCGAATATTTCGGGGTGACCTGTAGACGCAACACGATTTACTTCCGGCCCTTAGAGGTCACGCTGTACGAGCCGTGGTGCGGCTGGCGCGGGCCGTTGTGCCAGTGCGACTCGCCGACGTGGTTGGGGAACACGGTCGATTTCTCGCTTTCGCCGAGGCGGTGCTTCGTCACGACGCCGACGTGAACGGCCGACTTGGCGGTGTGTTCGGCAGACTTCTTGGGGGAGATGGCCATGATTCAGGTCCTTTCAGATGGAGACGCTAGACAGCTGTTGACGCTGGCGCAGGGGGGTAGCGGGAGTCGGAGGCAGTTGCTGCTTCTGACCGTGCTCGGTCTTGAAGTTGCCCTTGGGCTCGCAACAGCCGACTGCTTTGGGGGTGGAGTGGGAAGTTTTCTTCACGGCGTCACCGGGGGATCGATGGGTGCCATGACCGCAGCAGCAGCGACAATCGCGAGTGCGAGTTGGTCGATGGTCATCGACAGTCGTTCTTCCGGGCCGCGATCCACGATCGCATTTGCGAATTCCTTGAGAGCAGTGTTCAGGTCCATGTCGTTCCTTTCAGTTAATAGCCGGTGATGGCGTTTCGGCCTTGGTTCAAGCGCGGGTCTTCACGGCGAAGATATTGGAGGTCTTCGTCTTCGAAGTCTTCAACATCAACATCTGCCAGATCTTCAAATCCGAGCGACAAAAGTGCTGCCGAGTCGAATTGGTCATCAAGCATGGCTTCACTGTTTCCGGTGAAGCGCAACATCTCGTCTTGCATCCCTGGGAACCAGTGCGCATCATGTGGCCAGAGCGTTGCTCCAGCTCGCATCCGCCGCTGTAGACTTCTTCCGCGCGATGCTTTGTCTCGTATCGGTTTCTTTGGGACGAAATTGATGAACGTGCCTCGTTTGTTCATCTCTTTCACGATCATGGGCCACAGACTTAACCAGATTTGGCCGTCTTCGACGAAAAACACGTCGGGGCTCCATTGTTTATGAACGTCGAACATTTCCTCGATGATTTCCAGTGAATCCCAGCGCCCAACGCGTTGATCCAGGAAATTGAGTTTGTTTTCGACATTCATGCCGCCAATCGTCACTGATGTGCGGTTTGCCTTGTCTTTCTTGGAAATTGCGAAGTCAGCCGCCGCGCAAATGAGCTTACTGGTATCCCAGTCTTCATCAGACATTGGGAGGAACCATTCAGCGCGGAGGTAAGCGTCGTCCGAGTCGAGCGGGTTGTTCAGGTATTCTTGCGAGTAACCCGACGCATCGCCTTGGTCGATATATTCTTGCCGCTTCAACTTCAAGCGCTCTTCCGACCACATCGCGGGCCAGAGTATGTCTCCGAAGTCGTCGAAGCCTTTGTGCGCTTTATAGAGCTTGGACGTCCACGACGAACTCTTCATGATTCGCGACAGCATCGCGTCAACGTGAAGTATTGTGCCGTGCCACCGGATTTTGCATCCACGGCGACCGAGTGGCATCAACGCTCGCATCACCCAGCGTGAGAATTTTTCGCGCCGGTCTTTGTTTTCGACTTGCTCGTCTTCTTCCATGTCATCACACAGAATCAGACCGGGACGCCTACCGTTCCATTTCATGCCTCGCAATTTCTGACCGCTGCCGCGAGCGATCATTCGGAATTCGTAGCCGTCCGTACATTTGACGACGATTTCTGACTTC